TCTTCGAGTCTTCGATGATCGTAGTCAGACCGTTCAGAGAAGTTACGTTTGCTACAGTAATGGTTGCTGCAGCACCCGACGCTTTCTGGTTGATCGTGTTATCAAAAGTGACGGTGTGATTCGTGCCCCCTGCATCCTGCAGGATAATCGTCTTCCCGTTGAGAGTTCCGGCGGTCTTCTCTACCTGGGTGATAGTGGAGACAGCTCCCTGTCCCGTAGATGAAACAGTACGAGTATCGTCAAAGGTGATCGTATGGGCCTTGGTGTCGTCTTCAAAGATTACAGTCTTGCCTGTCAGACTACTGATAGAAGTCATAGCTAGTGTGGCTATGGCTCTCGTAGTTCGGCCTTCCCAGTTTTGGTAGTAGCCAGACGTGTCCGTGTAGTCAGGTAAGCCCTCTTGAGATGTACCCGTGCCCCCCGAGTAGGAAGTGATGTGATTGCCACTGTCTTCAATCGAGGACTGGAGAGTCAGGCCCGAAGCAGATTCCGTAATGTAGGAACGGTCAGTACCTCCTACGTTGAATAGGACTGTCCCATCTACTGGATCGTACGTTCCGTTGGTCGTGCTTCCATCTTGGACACCCTTGTAGGAACGAGTGAAGCCATCTTCGGATGTGAAGCTGATGGTCCCGCCTACGACTGCTTCCTTCAGAAACTCGAATCGAGTCTCGGCTTTACCCGTATCTCCGTTGGAGTAACCGTGGGTGCTGCCGCTGAATGCCCGGTAAGTACGGTCAGTAAGATCGGTCGAAGTAATCTGGAGAGTATCGCCATCGTTAGCGGTCGATGCGAATTCAACTACGCCGGCTGCAGCTGAGGTCTGTCGTTGTGCTCTGTAAACAAACCCATACCCGTACGAGTCGAAGTCGATCTTGAAGTTGACGGGGAAGAAATCGGTGACGAATGAGTTGTGGTTGTGGTTTGGGTGGGAAAAGAAGTTGAGTTCATAGACTGTCCTGAATCCGCCAAAGGGTCGTAGACCACCCTGAACCGATCCATCTACCCCAGCCAGCTCTCCAGCGTATCCGTCCATGACGCCAGGAAGAGGGACCCTCTTGTCCTGACTCACCATGGTGAGGGGGTAAGTCCACTTGGTACTCAGTTCATTAGCCATTTTATTTCCTCTTGACCGCTAGTTTGGTCTTGGTTTCTTTTTTCTTATCGTACCATCCCAAGCTGCTTTCTTGCTCCGGAATCAAGTCCTTGCAATTTTCTATTGCCTGACCGAAAGGTAAGTAGGGGAAAGCGTCTAGTTGGCTGGTAGGGCTGCAGTTCCAAACCTTAGTACCCGATTGGATGAGTACCTCGTTCAAGGATTTTAGCCTTTTTGAATTCGTTTTGTAGGAAGAGTTGTTTCCTTTTATTGCTCCGGCATCCCGTGACTGGGGGAAAGCGTAGTTCTGTTGACCTGCTTCCATCTTAAAGTCTGCCCCGCATAGGTAGATCCTGCGGAAGCCTAGTAGATGACAGATCCTAAGAGCGGAGAACATGACTGACCTAGCTCCGGTATACCCGAGAGCATCTCTCTCCTTGCTCTCAGATCCCCAGTTGACGCTGTTCTGCTGAAGAAACGATCTAGGGTCGAATCGAAGATTACGGGGGTAGAAGAATACGTTGGGACAAGAAGAAGGAGAGTCCTGTACTGTCGCTAGTTTCTCCCCTTCTTTCCTTCTTAGCTTTGAGTTCTTGAGGGGGAGAGGGCAGAACTTTACGACATTAGGGTCTTTCCACCGCGAGTACAGAAACCTGTTTGGGTGGTCAGCACAGGTCCAGAATGAAGGCTTGAATACAGACCAGCTGTTGTTGACTCCGAAGCTCATGGCCCCTACCTCGTTGATCCTGCCCAGATCCAACAGATTGAGCGAAGGCCCACTAAGGATCAGGAAGATGGGTTGGTTCAGGAACAGGTTGGTCAAAGACAACCTGCTGGAAGTAGAGGTTGAAAACATCATCTCCCCCAGATCCCTGCGGGTAGTGAAGGGTTTTGACTTACTGTGTGTAGGAGCTGTCCCTAGGTAAGCACCAGGGTCAAGGTTAAAGTTTTGAGCTTCCTTACCCCGTCTCATACATAGCTCAACTTAAAAGTCTTTACAGCAATCCTTGCAATGCTCAGTGGGGATTGAGTAGTGAACTTCAGACCACCACTCATCACAATCTTGACAGATGGAACATACCCCAGGCTTAGGAGGTGTGTTATCCCCGCCACTGCAGTACATTTCCCAAATGACTCGTATACAAACTTCTCCTCCCGCACCGGGTGTTATCTCGGCAGGGCTTCCGGAGTAGACGCCATCGTCATCTGTGTCAGGTATTTCGTTTTGACCGCAGCAGCAGTTAGAGGGAACATTGAATTTCCACTTCGTTCCTCCCGGAACACTCTCTTGTTGCCAAGGCGTTTGGTCTGGGTCGCTTCCGTTGTACTCCACGTTAGGACCGCAGGGACAAACAACAATTGTCCTAGATGGGACAGGGATGCAGTTCGGCAGCCTAGTCCAGCAATTGGGGTCTGTGCATCTTTCCTTGCAAGGATCACCACAGCACATCTCTTTATTGTCTTGAAAGAAGTGGTGCGTATGTGGCTGCTCATACGGAGGTATCTCAATGTATCCCCCACTAGTCTCGGAGATACATCCCCCATCTTCAGCTGCACTCTCAGAGAACCATACGCCTACGTTTCCACCGGGGCCTGGAGGTTTAGGTCCTGGCCTATCTTCGGAGAACTCTACGTTGGGGTAACCACTACCTATACCGGGATCGCCAAACCCAGAGGTTGAGGGTGACCACTCGTGAGAAGAAGAAGAGGTATTGGTCGTTGACTCGTCTGTTGTCTTGGAGTCAGTCGGACATCCGGGGGAGTTGCACTCACTGCTCTCATCGTTACCGCTGGTCCATTCATCGGAGGGCTCTACCCCACCGCACTGTGCAGATCCGCAAGACACCCCGTGTCCCATGTAGGTTCCACCTTGAGTAGCGCAGTTAGCAGGGGTTGTGTATATGCAATCTCCCGCACTGTGCCCGGAAGGCAGACAACAAGCACCCTTGTTATCCGGAGGACCTGGGTCGCTGCAGTTGCAGTTGCATACATCTTGGCAGCTCATGTCGGAACCCGATGGACCCGGAGGCCCTTGCGTTCCTGTTGAACCGTCTACCGCTTGCGGGTGACCGCTCCTGCCTATGTTCGGGTTTTTAGCAAAGCTGTTGTAACCCGGCAAGCCGGCAAGAACGAGCTCGTCCATTGCAGGTTCAAAGTTAGACTGAAGGAATCCCCATGCAAAACTCTCTACGTCAGCGGGTGTTTCACCCAGCTTGTTCGTATCGAATGCAGCTCTGACCTCACTCGCTTGAGAGAGTAGATCAATTGACGGGGGCTTTCCGTAGTACTGAGGCATCAGTCACCAAAGAGGTACATGCTTCTGTTATCAACCGTGTCCTTCTCATAGGACTTGGGCTTTCGGGCCTGCATGAAGCTCAGGTTATCCCCGACAGTCTTCATTGCCATCTTGTATTGAAGCAAGATGAACTGCATCTGTTTCTGTGTAATGTTCCTGGAGGTACCCAGGTTGATGGCAGCACCACAGGCAATTGCCTGCATAAGCGAGTTCATGCCGACAGGGGCTACTTCGTACTTCTTAGTTCCACCCGTGGAATGTGTAAAGGGTCTTCGAACCGTAGCAGTACGAGTGTCCGCAACATAAGAACTAATAACTCTCTCTTCAATTACATTGGTGCTAGAGTCCCAGACTCTGAGGATCGCACCAGCGTAAGCATTCTCACGACGATCAATATCACCTAGAGTAGGCGCATTGTCGAACACGAATGTTGTTGACGTAGAAAGGTTTCCACCGTCCGCATCATAGTGGGGATGGAAGTCTCCGTTGGGAATGTAGTGCAGGTCTACCGACTCACCCGTAGCAGGCAGCGGTCGGAATGAAAGCATGTTGCCTTGAATCTGCCACCCTGGTCCTCGGGGAGAGAACTCGTTACGAGGTACAAACTCTTTTGTGATCCTCTTCTCTGCATCCAGGACCGCAAACCTATAGACCTCTCCGATGTTGGGAGGAAGTATGTAGTCCTCCTGCCCATCGACAAGTGCGATCTCGTGTCGTACACGAATGCAGTTGTCAGCGTTGTTGGAGAGACGGGAAAGAACATTGACCATCTCGGGACAAATAACGTGGCGTACCAAATAGTCGTTTGTAAACTTGGCATCGACAATAGCTTCGTCCAAGTAAGCACGAACCCTCTCGATAACCGTCAGTAGAAATGATCCAGTAGAGTGCATGTCTTACCCCGAAGTAATGATCTTGCCAGAAGCAGAATGGGCGAGCATATCCTTGAGCTCTTCCATACCTTCGCTAGCTTGAGAGTCTCCTACATATGGACCACTCTCGATGCTTGCGGCAATAACGTCATTGCCTTGTTTTCTTTGGTACTTAGCTGCGTCGGTTCGCTGCTCTAGTGCGTCGAGTCTAGCTTGTTCCTTAGCAGCCTTTGCGTTACGCATCCTGTTCTTCATGGCTCTCATGTTGTTGGCTGCCGACTCTTTGCCGCAACGCATCTTGATGTATTCAAGGTCAATCCAGCCACCCCGGTCAGGAGCCTTGGGCATTGTCTCTAGTTCAATGCAGACCCTGAACCCGTGCTCTTCCTCAGTGTATACCCACTGGGCCAGAACAAAGTTACATGTTTCAGTGTGGCGGTAAACAAACAGGTCATCCCTGCCCGTTACTCTTTTGACTGCTCGGAGGTACTGGCTTTCAGGAAGGACCTGATGCCGTTCGTCCATAGCGAGACCGGTGCCTACTGCGACCTCCACGGGATCGTAAATCATCTCGATTTCCATTAGCACTTCCACCTTCTTCTTGCTTGGTTGATTCGTGAGTTAGGATCGTTTCTTGTTGCTGCAGAGCTTCTGGACTTTTGTCCGGCTGATCTAGCACAGTAAGACTTACGTCGCTTCGCAGCCTTGCTGCCCTTCTTGACTTTGCCAGTCACTGCAGTCTTTAGTTTGCTTCCAGGGTTTGCTTTTCGGTGAGCCCTAACCCCTTTAGCAGTCATACCTGCACCACTCTTTGTGGGCCGGTAGTTTGCTCCACTGCCTCGAGTAGTTCTTCGGATTGGTTTTTGTTTTTTGCGGGCCATTACTTCTTCCTTTTCTTCCGGGTTACCTTCTTCTTTTTCTTTTTCCAGTTAACCCTCGCTGGCCCGCTCTTCTTATTTTTAGCTGATGTGCACTGAGACTTGGTTGGCCTGCAAGCAGGGTACGGTCGTTTTGACTTACCCTTTTTTGCGGACTTGCGACCACAGGGTTTACCGGTCTTGCAATCGACCCAGCCTGTTCCGCTGTTCTTTTGGAACCAGTCTTGCAGTCCAGCCATTACTTCTTCCTCTTCGTTTTCTTCTTCTTCTTTTTGCTGTTTCCCCAGTTAGCAGCCCCTACCTTTCGGCATTTGACCACAGCTCCAGAAGCGTAAGCAGAAGGCCAGACCTTGTATCGGGACTTAACCTTCTTTGCGCAAGCATCGCTAGCTTTCTTCTTTCGTTTCGCCATGAAATCATTCTACCTTACAAGTGGGGAAATAGAAGAGGGGACCCCCGGAGGCTGAGGGTCCCCTCTCCAGCAGGAAGGAGGTTCTTCCAAATTTCCTCTACAGCGATCAATATTCGCTGTAGACAGTGTCAGTAGTGACACCAGTCAGCTTCATACCAGCAGGCTGGTCAGGGACAAGCTGCATACGGAGGAGCCCAGGCATCTGGACGCCTTCGGTAACCATGCTTCGGTTACCCGTAGCAGAGCTATCGTAGATAGGCAGCTTGTTGGTGCCGGTTCCCGTAAGGGCTCCAGCAATGAAGTTGAACGGGACAAACGAATCGGCCTGGCCGAAGGTCGAGTATCCCGAAGGCGTGGGCGGTACGTAACGCTTCCAGTTGTTGCCACCCTTACGAATACCGTAGACGGAGCCGTCTTCGACATAAGTGGAGGTGTAACCCTGGTAGGTACGACCATCGAACGCAAAGGAGAACCCTTCGTTCGAGCCTTCACTGGACATGCTACTGAGGCGACCAGTGCGGTCCAGGATTTCCCGGCCGATCTTGGTAGCTTCATAAGCGAGCCAGACACCATCGGATGCAACAAGGCAATCGATGTACTGACCATACTTGTTCTTCGCGGAGTGGAAGCGACGGAGGTACTGGCGGAGCTTATGCTCAGTCAGCGTTCCAACGCTACTCTTCGTGAAGGACTTGAACTCAGGATGGACACTGAGGTCGATCTGGTTCGACGTGTCACGTTCAGCACCAAGAAGGAACTTGGTGTTGTCTGCGGAAACGTCACCCGACTTCAGCCAGCTGTTGATACCGGCAATGCCAGTAGGTGCCATATTAGCACCCGCAGCAACCGTAACATCAGCCTGGTTAGCGTAGACAATGTAATCGCCTACCGAAGTATCGTGAGCAGTATCACCACCAGAAGCAACAAATGCGGTTCCGTTAGTATGGGTCGCATCAGTAGCAGCCTGGAGAGTTACGTAACCCTTCAGTTCGTCAATAGAACGGACGAAAAGCCTAATCCTGGTTGCAGTAGTTTGTGAACCATCTGCACCAGAATCATTCTTACGGAAGTCCCCATCGCTCTTAACGATGTCAACGGACTGTCCGACATAGAAACGATCATACGTGCCCTCATCAATCGTGAGACGTGCACTTGTTGACGCATTATCAATTGCATCAAAAGCATCGCCGTCGACGATAGAAGCAATAGTACCGAGCTTGTACTGATCGTTCTGGTTGACGTACCAGTAGTTACAAAGAGTGTGAGAGATGTTCTTGGCGAAGCCTTCCAGCTTCGGGGCAATTACATCACCGATAAACGCAGGAACCGCTTCGGCCTGGAGTTCTCCGAGCGTGAACATGATGTTGGACATCATGGAACGCATGGGGATACCAAGACGATAAGGGGATGCGTTAGGACCGTTGAGCGGGTCCGGCCACGTCTGATTAAGGTTCTGAAGATACATCTTCGAACCAAGGGTATCAGTGTCGTCGCCGTAAAGACCAACGTCTCCACGGGGGTTGCCCTGTTCGAGCACACCTGCCATCGAACCCATGTAGACCTTGAGGATCTTCATGTCCCGACCGATAGCATCGGCGGGTCCCACGCCCTGGGAGGTCACGACAGTGTCGCGCCAAACGGGGTCAAGGGAAGGAAGAAAGACTTCAATATTCTTATTGATGACTTCTTCGATTCGAGTTGAATGGTGGTCGAAGAGGGATCCGGTTGTAGCGGACATAATGGATTTCCTCTAAAGATTAAAGACGAGATTCCCCGCCCTGACTGGTTTCATCTGCGAGACGGGCTAGGGCATCCACGGTCCAGTCGTGAGACTTGGTAGTCGCGGTACCCATGTTGTCACCCTTCTCGAAGGTGGGCTCAGCCACTGGGGGCTTATTTACAAAACTATCTGCGTCCGATGCTGTTTCCGGTGCCCTCTGGATTTTGTCCGGGTCACCGATTACCGACCGAATTCTTTCGAATACCGCATCAGCGGCTTTATCAGTTTCCTGATTGAACCAGGAATTGTCAAATGTTTCTCCGCGAGATTTTCTATTCCTCATGCTATCCATGGTGGAACGACGAACCTCATCGCGAATGTTGTTGATCCTATCCTCAATGTCTGCATCCCCCACTAACTCCTTGCTCTTAGCAATAAGAGACTGAATACGTGGGTTATCTGACATCGTTCGCTCTACAGCTGAGTCCAGGTCACGACGCATCATCTCAACGCCAAGTTTGTTCTGGCGCTGTTCCATCTCAGAAATGCGCCTTTGCTCCTGCTCATTAATTTGATTTTGCTGGGGCATTTCAGGTGCGTTGTCTGGAGTTGTATTTTCTGGGGTCATGGTCTGCTGTCTCGCTGCATTGATGTAGTCTTCGATCTGGTTTGATGCGTACCCCTCCTGGGAGAGGAGATACCGCATTGCCTTTTCTCTCTTCTCTTCGGGTACGTTTTCACCCTGCATCAGGGTAGTTGCGTTCTCCCTGTACTCACGAAGGTTCTCTACTTCTCTGCTCTGCTGAATCAGATCATTGACTGAAACCTCTTTACCCTCAAACGTAATCTTTGAGTCCAGGTTGATCTCTGCCGGAGGGGCAGGAGTTTGTTCCTGAACCTGTGGCGTTGGTACTTCCGGGGCATTTACGTTCGTTGTTTCTTCGGACATCAAGCTACTCCTTGGTTAGGAAATGGCATAGGAGGTCCACCCGGACCACCTTCCTGTTGCATTTGTTGTGCCAGTCTCATCTTCTGTTCCTGCATGGCTCTTTCAGCTTGCATAAGCATAGCCATATCATCGGGATTAGGTACTGCTTCCGGCAGTGTCATACCCATGGAATCGAATAGGAACTGACGATACTTCATGAACTCATCTTGCACTAACGGTGAAGCCATAGCCATTGAAGGGCTAGCCATGAATGAGCCAAGGATCCTCAGCTGCATTTCGGGCATAGCCGTATGTGGAGTGACTACTACCTCTCCGGAGTTTTCACCGTCACCAAACAAGATAAGACAGTTACGGACAATACTTTCGTACGCTGCTTTTTCCTCATCGAGGTACACAGCGAAATCCAGGTTTTCTTTCAGGGCAAGGATCTTAAGACCGTCTGGGTCCATGAGTCCTGCCTTCATCATCTCAAGTGCTTCCTGCTTTCTAGCAGTACCTGACCTCGGGGTACGAGACTTGATATTGAAGCTAAGCGTGCTGATGTTCGGAATGGGGTTCATGCCTTGGAAACTTACAGTTCCTTCGACTGGATCAAAGATGACCCCCGCCATATCCAGTGTCAGATCTGAGACCGGAAGAGGACGGGGGGCCATCATAATTACCCGGCTTGCACTGGATAGCATTGATCGATAGCAAGCACCGAATGCTTGGTCGATACCCCTAGAAGGGTTGGTCATTGCACGGTTGACTTCTTCGTCAAGGAAGTTGAGTCCCGCTGCAGAGTCGATTCGGCCCTTCTCTTCGATGAGATCTCGCACAGGACTAAGCCCGTCCATCATCGACTTCGCAAAGCTTGCGGTTTTTCCGGGAATGTCACCCGTGTTGTGGGGTGCAATCGTGAAGGGACGGAAGCCTTCGGATACTGGGTCCGGCTCGTAGGGGATCATGCGAAGGCCGTTGCCTACGTCACGAAGCATAGCTCGCTCATTGAACTGACCCTGGGGCATGACCAGAACGCCATACTTATCGATCTCTCGAATGTTGTTGAAGAGGGACTTAAGCATCCTCTCGAGTTCTCTTGAGATAGAGAACAGCAGATCAAACATCCCAGCTCCGTGGAAGGATCCGTTCTCCATGAATCGAGCAAAGCCAATTGGGCAGTAGACTTCCAGGCCCTCATAGCTTTCGTCATGAATAACGTAATCCCCACTTGTCACGATGTAGCGGGATACCAAGTCCTGGGAATCCATGAGCCAGAGCTCTCGGATCTTAGCTACGCCAAGAGCTTCTGGTGATTTACTGGGCTGTCCGGGTACTGCATTTCCTGGCTCGTATTCGAGTCCACCTGAGAAGTCAGAGTCGTCAGCATCCTCGAGACTTTCACCCGCATTCTTTTCCCAGTACTCCATCTCTTTGATGTGGGAGTTTATCTTCTTGCCAAAGATGTCCTTAAGGAAAGAGAGAGGCACAGTTCTTTGCCTCATGATCCCCTGTTGTTTGGTGTAGTCGTTACCCAGGCTAGGGAATGGGAACAGCTCCCTCGGGTGAATTACCTCGAGGTCGGAGCTCAACCCGATAGTTGGGTGGTCAGTCACATGACCGGTGATTCCACAGGAACCCAGGGTAGAGAACAGGTGGCAGAACTGGGTCTTGATCTTCTCGAGCTGGTCCGTAGAAACCAACGAGTTGGAAATGATCTGAGCAATACTACGGTCCTTAACTGCAGTAAGGCTGTTGTTCTTCCTCTTCACGCTCGGCATAAAGTCAGCCGCCGCCAGCCTTGCACTCACGCGGTCAATCGCGGAGATCAGCTCCTGGGACTGAAACTCCATGTTCCCCTCTTCATCCAAATAGTGGGGATGTATACTTCCTTGCTCTGGGTCAAAAACGTCGAAACGCCTAGCACCATTGAGGTAGTACCAAGCGAGCAGCCAGGTCGTTCTTCGATACGAGAGTCGAGCTTCCTCACGCTCAGCGTGCTGATCAATAATCCTCGCCAGTGCCTTTTTATTCTTCGTTAGTTTGATCTGATCTATCGGCATTTCTGGCCTCTATTTTTCTGAGAGCCACCCCTTTGGGTACATACCCAGAGGGAAGACTTGTTTGGATTTGTAAATCTCTAAGGCTCTCGGCACTGGGGGTTTCGACTGCAGGGCTCTCGGGTGCCCGCTGGGCGTATTTCTCTGATTCTCTAGGACCACTGCCATAGTAACACTTAAGCAGTTTATCAAAGAACGCCAGAGGAACCACTACTGAGTTCTGAGAGTCTGGTCGTTCAGATCTTTGTTCTTCCATCATCTGTTCCTTCCACATGATTGTCCAGTATTTCTAGTATGTCAGAAGCAGATACATTTCTCCAGTCCACTCCAAACCCAATAGGGTTCCCTTGAGCATCGAAGACTCTGCCTGATTTCAATTCCTCAATAGGATTGTGAACGGCGTCCGGGTCCCTTTGGTGAGCCCGGACGCGCCCCCTCAAAATAAATTGGCTCATCGCAACGCAATCAAGTTCATCATCGTGCTGCAATCCGCCATCCTTGGCGTCAGGATTAAACTGTTCTATCTGATCAAACAGTCTCGCCCACTGTGCTTTGTTCCTAAGCCAAAGAGGCATCTTGATCTTGCCGTGCTCAAACCTCAGATTCAACGCTGCAATCTTTGAGGACTTGTCGATCATTCCAGGATTCAGCTTCTTGACTGCAGGCATGTGAGATACGCCGGCCATGTCCAGAGCTCTTGTCTTGATGATCGATTCAATGTTGTGGAACAGCCCAATCCCCTGCTTGATTGTCTCGGGGTGGATAGTTGGGCACTTCCAGACATCAGCCATCTTGAAGATCTCTTGGATGAGTCGTCCCTCTTGGCACTGACCACTCCAGAGATCCAAGATAAACAGATCGTTGTCTGAGTTAACTGCCATCAGGCAGGCTACTTTGTAATCGGAGTCAGATGTGGAGGTGTAGGACGTGTCCACGGACATGAACAGTCTGGCTTCCCGCAGAAAGTCTGACATGGGAAGTCTGGCTTCTTCCCCATCCTTGTACCAATTGATGTAGGCATTGGACTGTCTTGGGTGAGTTTCAAGGTACTCGTCGGCTTGGGTGATCCACCACCCGTGCTTGTCCTTGTTGAGTGCCTCAAAGAACGACTCGCCTGACTCACCAGGTCGAGCCATATACTCAGCCAGGAAGTTAGCAGTACCGATAATGCTTTTGATCTCTTCAAGAGATACTCGATCATCTGTCTTCTCTGTCTTTGTAGCGGGCCACATATCGGGCCAGCAGCTCTGAAGACTTCCGTCCTCTTCCTCATAGGCTGCTCTGACAATCATCCTGGACCAAAGGTTAAACCTCGGGTCTTGAGCGACCCTTTCCCCACTAGCGTTCTGTTCTGTCTGCAAGGCGTGCCAGGCGTAGTGTCGTCGCGAAACGAACGTAGCTAGCCAGTCAACACCGCAACCCTTCCGCATAACCATGGGAAGCACGATCTTGAATAGCAGGTCATCCATGTACTGACGGATGATCGACATTGACGTAGATGCTTTGGGGTCATACTCGGGGTCATCGAGAACATAACGTCTCGGTCGACCACCACGCTGACGGCTCTCGGCAGAGATGGATCTAAGCCAAGAACCATTCTTCAGCTGCATCATCTCGGTTCCGAACGGAGCCTCACCTCGCCGGGGGCAGATTCGACCGTCCGGGAACTCTGGTGACCAATCGTCCAAGATCCTTTGATTGTGAAGGAACTGATCCTTCATTGCTTGGCCTGTCCCCTTTGCATTGTCGTTGGTCGATGTCGCGTACAAGATCGTGTACATCGGACGAGCTAGCATTCTCAGAAGGCAGGATTTGCGGACAAGGAACGATTTTGCTGACCCACGTGGGGCGATTGTTATGTTTCTGTTGTTTGATGCCCAAGATCTCAGTATGTCAAAGTGGAATGAAGGTGTTGTTAATGGCGTGTCGTCATAGAACAACGGATCAAAGTCCACCTCATGATCAGGGCAAAGGTAGAACATATCAAAGAATTTAACGGAAGAAGCAAAAGATTCAGATATCTCATCTGAAGAACGACCAGGGCACAACCAAAGACGGCACGCATTTACACGTGCCTGTCTCTGTCCGTCACTATCCAATTCGTTGTAGTCAGAGGGTAGAGGGTAGAACGGGTTGTTCGCTTTTTCGATCCACTTTACTTTCATTGTTGTTCCATGAAAGCAATGACGCCGGCCATCATACAGATGGATGTCATCATTGTAGGTACTTCGTGCGTAGAGGTGTTCTTCTCCATTGCTAAAGCGGGAGCAATGTAACGCTTCTGTACCTTGCCCTCATTGTCAAACAACGAACGCTTGAGTCTTTTGTAGAGGTCTTTGACTCCCCAGGCCCAACCATCAATAGGGTCAATGATCCCTAGATCTTGGACACCTACACCGCAAAGCCGAACGATCTCCATCTCGCCCATCATTTCGATGTTGTCAAATGCTTCCTGCACTTGAGGAGTAATTGGTGGGTACTCCTTCTCTTTCTCTGCTCTTTTGATTTCGGTTGTACTAGGAATCGAAGGGTTTGTGGATTTCGTGCGGCGTATCTTTTTCGTCGTCTTCGGTTGATTGCTCATTGCCCTGCCTCAAGTTAGTTAAGAGAGCACTGGTAGAAACTTTTTGCTCTACGACCTCAGTCTCTCCTTCAAGCTTTCGTGTCTGTTGCATATTGCCAAACATACCGTTTGCTGATGCGACTTCTTTGATGACTGATCTTAGTTGCTTAAGTGCAGGCAACGCAACCTTGGGGTCTGGATCTCGAGATAACCCAATGAGAATCTCGATCTCTTCCTGCACGTCAAATCGAGAAGCACGTATAGCGTTCTCAAGTGGGGAAGCACCAAAGAATCCTGCTAAGCCTCTATCCTTCTTCGTTATTGCTCTTCGTGGCATTTTTCTGTGCCCTCTCAGGTAGGAACTGTACTCCGGCATCAGTAAGTTTTCTAGCGACCTTCTTTGCTGCCTTCTTTAGTTCGTAGATAGACCGCTTTAAGTTTAGATCACTTGAGGCCATTAAACAAAGTACAGCTGTCTCAAAGTTCTTTTCGAACTCTTCCGGGCTCATGCTGGTCTTTTCTGTTGTACGTCGGTTCTTCTTAAGCGTTTGGGAGCCAGGGGCTAAGAAGTCTTTGTTCCCAATGCTAAGTACTGCACGCATCGCAATACTAAAGCTTGTCATCTCGACGTACCGCTTGGATCCGATCTCAAGCATGGGGATTTGGAGCGACTTACAAAGAGCTCTAAACCCCCTCTTCGTAACACCCATCTCTTCTGCGTATTGGTCCTCCGACAAAAGCCGAAGACCACTTCCCAAGCTAATGTAATCTTTAGCCATTTTTACCCGGTAAGAACATCGACGGTGAGAACATTGTCGGGCGTGAGGCAACAGCGGCTTCGGAAAGAGACCTAACTCCGAATCCGAACATTGCTGAAAGTGCTTGCGATACAGAAGTAGCTTGTTTCATCTGCTCCTGTACTCTTTTCTTTGCAGCACTTTTGTTGTACCCCGATTGTTTCTTGAAGTTGTATGCCCCATCGGTAGGAGCAAGATCTACGTTTGGCTCAAAGGTTGTAGGAGACGTTTCTAGCCCAGGCTGCGGAGCAGACTGATTTTCCAATCCAGCTTGTTCCAAGAAGTTGTATCCGCCAAGTGGATCAGTGGGAGCAAGAGAAACGTTTGGCTCGTAGGACTTGTTTCTTTTTGCAGCTCCGGATTTCAGTTCCGTAAGTCTTGTGTTGGAGACTCCGCTTCTATCTCCCATGCCTGTTCCGGATCTTGTCATTTGAACAGCCTGTCCGGGTAGATACTCGGGGTCGTTTGGGTTACGATAGATACCAACGTCTTGCCCAGGACTTCGTTTCTGAAGATCCAACATAGCTTGACGTTCCATGTTGCCCTGCTTCCTCATCGATTCTTCTCGAAGCATAGACGCCCGCTCAGAATCTGTAAGCAAGTCACCTCGATCTTGAGACAGCAAGAACTCCGGAGCCGGCATGTTTAGGCCAAGCTCCTCTTCTCGTTGTTTCATTCTCTCGCCAACCATTAAGTCGATAAGCTGGTTTTGGAAGTCTTGTTGGATTCCTGAGTCGGACTCCAGCATTGCAGCAATTAGTGGATTAAGCATGTACGGTCTCCTAGTGAAAGGATAAAGACATGAGAGTGGGTACGCAAGGAAGACCTATGGAATCGGTTGAACCGATGAAGGTCGCGAATGAATTGTTGAGGCACTGCTTCAACACACCCTCAAACAAAAGAGGACTCTGGTTCTATCAAGGCTCATTCTACCAATGGTACGGAGAGCGTTGGCAAGTACGCGACGATATTTGGCTCGAGGATATGTGCTGGCAGCTCCTGGAAGACGCGCACTACCGGGCCATGGACCGAGGTATCGAAACAGTACGCAGGTTCTGTCCCAACAAAAACAAGATCGAAAACGTTGTTAGGGCCATCATGGCTCAAGTTAAGATTCCCCACTCGAAAGTTCCCTGCTGGCTGGGCAACCACGAGCGTCTGAATGCAGATCGCGTGATTTCGTTCGAAAACGTACTGGTTGACCCCAAGACCAAGGAGTTTATCGACAGGGACGAGGAGTGGTTTGACCCAGTCACCATTCCCTGCCTATACGATCCGGATGCAGAGTGCCCCCGTTGGATGCAGTGTATCGATGAGTGGAGTGGTGGGTGCGATATCTGGAAGGAACTACTCCAGAGATGGGTAGGGTACTGCCTGATGCCCCATCGTAAGTACGCAAAGTGGCTCCTGATGTACGGAAAGGTCCGTGCAGGCAAGGGAACCATCTCCCATATCATCGAAGCTCTCATCGGAACCGGTAACTACATGGGCACTAGCCTCGACGACTTGGCCGGCGACTTCGGTCTGGACGGTCTCGAGAAGTCCAGGGTCCTCTGCATCTCAGAAGTCAGCGAGCTTGATAGCCGTCAGGGCGAAAAAGCTACCCGTGTACTCAAGAACATCGTCGGCCGCGACCCCATCGCTATCAACATCAAGTTCCAGAGACAGATGCGCAATGTCCTCATCAACTCAGCACCCATGGTCCAGGCTAACGAGATACCCAAGCTACCCAATAAGGGCAGGGGCCTCAGCTCCAAGATGCTGGTGTTGCCTTTTGACGTGACATTCGAGGGCAGAGAGAACTTTGACCTCATAGACCAGCTGATGGAAGAACTTCCCGGTATCGCTAAGTGGGCTCTCGATGGTGCCCACCGCCTCGAGAACGAGAAAGACGCCCGCCGCCGATTCCCCATGCCCGAACGAGCCCAAGATTCGATCAAGCTTTACCACATACAGAACAACCCGTTTGACCATTTCCTCGAAGAACGATTCATCAAGAACCCGAAGGGCTTTGTGGCTACCGAAATGATCTGGAACCACTGGGTTGACTGGCTCGAAACCAACGGAGTCAGAGGGATCCACGTTCCCCGCAACCAGATTGCCCTACAAGTCGAGAGTCAGTCCAGTTGGAATGTCTCTAGGCACCGTCCAAGTGCCGATAGTAAACGGGGTCTCAAGGGTTTGAGTCTCCGTCGTACCTTCGAAAACCTTATGTGAGGAAAGTTTCAATGCAGCAAATCCCATTTGCCAACAGTTTGGTTGACTCGTTTATTAGACATTTGCCCGGTCGGGAGTGTGTCAGTGTTATCGCACCTGACGCCTCGATCTGGGACGGGGTCTACCACAACGAACGTATCCATATTCTCGATGAATCCGGTGTCCTACGAATCGTAGTGGGCAAACCTGGAGAAGAGTACTCAGAGCTAGCCGATGAGCATGGTCCTGGGCCTCATCACGAATATCAGTCCGAAGATGACTACTACTACGATTACGACCCCGATGATCCCGATGGTCTGGGGTAATGCCAGACATGCCGGGGTCATTCCGATCTTATATATCTACTACCTGTCTATATTAGGTTGAAATAGACCCGGCACACCCGGCACTGAGAATCGACGAGAAATCCTAGACGGGATCGGTGTTTCCCTACCAATCGCCCGACACAACTAGGGGCCGGACGGGTTTGTGTGGTTTGTACGTACAGATTGCATGACCTAGATAGACACGGCTAGGCACATTCGTACATTTCTGCTGTGGACGCTGGAGTGGTGGAGACATCACACAGGTGGGGCAACACACAACAGTGCTGACTAGCAACAGACTTGACACGGACTACCCCCCTTTGATGTGCGGCGTTGTTGATTGACAGTCACGGCGGACCGATGACTATCACTCACCATCTTGTACTTACAAAGGAGGCCACACCATGGCTCAAGACACTGCTTACCTATTCATCATCCTCGATCACGACGGCGAAGTCATGGAGGAACGCATCGTCACAGAACGCGACTTCGAGGAGACTCACCAAGGACTCACTGCTTGCCCTTCGCAGTGTGACTACCGCTGGTACGAGATCGTACTCGGTGGGGATCACTCAGAAGAAGTCAGAAGAGCAGAAGAACGGGAGCAACTCGTTGAGAAGATCCGTAGGTCCTGGAACACTGAGAAACGACTCACCCAGATGCAACTGGACGGGGCAAGATACCGGGACATCTACCCTCAGATCCGAAGAGAGCAGGAGATACGTTACGCACTCGAAAAGCGGATCAACGAACTCGCTGAACTGGACACAACACAGGACCCACACTCCTGAAAGGAGCACCACCAGTGGCCAAGAAACACGTAGTTGTATCAGTACGACTCAAACCGACAGACCTCTTCTTGTTAGACGAGAAGGCTCAGAAGATACGCAAGGAGACACCCATGACAGCAGATATGTCGAGATCCAGTCTGCTAAGACACATCATCAGACAGTGGATCCACGAAAAGAGTTGACTCGAAGGTCCCTCAAGGTGGCTCACTGGGTGCTTTCAGGCACTCAGTGGGTCATCAGGGACACGAGGGATTGCACAAAGACAGGTAATCGAAAGACATGGGTTACTTCACTATGTAATCAACAAATTTACGGCAACGGCCGGCTCTTACGAGGCCGTTGCCTCAATCAATATTTTTCATTTTTCACAGTAAAGGTAAACACAATGACCGAAATCGACACCAAGTACTTCAACATCATCAACTTGGGAGATGAGACCATCAGTGGTAAGCGAGACCTCGTCGAGCCCTGCCAGACGGTGGAGGTGCCCCAGACCTCTCAGGGCAAGCCCGTGTACGACATCGGCGAAGACGGACAGGCAATCCCCAGGATGGAGAATGTCACCCTCATCGCGGTTCGGACCCCAACCCGGTGGGACTGGGCACACGGATCCAAGGTGATCAACTACGACAAGATCAACGACTACAAGCCCAAGAACGCAGGGCAGGTAGGCGGGTCCAACTTCGGTACGATCAGGACGTTCGAGAACCTCATGGACCAGCGGGGCACCAACGGGTACAAGAACACCTACAGGTCCTCGAAGTGCCAGATCGGCGGCGAAACCGTCGCAGTACAGATCGGAATGAGCATGATCGAGTCGAGCCACATCTGCCCGATGAGCACTCCGGATGAGTTGCTGAAGCACCCTCTCCACAAGGCTGGGTACCGACTCGAGATCGACGAGTACGGCAACCGTAGTTTCTACGGACTCCGCAACACCAAGCCTGCAACGCCTGATCAGGTCTTCAAGACCTACTCGGAGGCACACAACCTCATCAACGGCGACAAGGCCAGGACGGGAGCCTGATCCCAACACCGAGTAACCTCGGGTCGGTAGCCTTCACGGGTTACCGACCCTTTTCTTTTCAAGGAGATCAGACATGCCTAACCAAAGCAGATACGACGTGACAAGCAAGATCTCACATGCAGTGAGGTACTACGGAGTCTTCGACAACCACAAACGCAGGCTTGTACCTGGCAGTTGGACCCGCTTCCAACTGGACGCAGCAAAGGATGCCATGTACATGAACTCAACTACGCCGGCCCCCAAAACAGACAACTGGGCACGTCCCACCACACCACCTTTCGCCGACGCCCCTGATTGACGCGGGCGTCGGCCCTCCAACAGGTAATCGTACGACACAAGTCCCTCTAATCATCAAGGAAGATGACATGAATAACTACAAGATCCATGACATGCGTGAGTCAGACGCAGCACAGCTTCCCAACCTCCCAATCGTGGTTGAGTACAGGGCAGTGGCAGAACTCGACAACAACCCAGTGGCTGAACAGCCCAAGTGGGTCTTCAAGTCGCGTGAATCCAACCCCATTCCGTCGATGATCAACAACGACGGTGACAACTCTGGACCCAAGCCACGCATGCGTAAGGGTGGGCGTCCCACCTACTACGAAGTCAAGACGTACCAGGAAATGACTACCCGAGAACGTGAGGGTATCAAGTTCCTCCGTGTTGGCTACATCGAACCATCCGAGTATGACCGCAAGCACATCGAACTCGAGGTGTCATTCAACCCCGGTGAGCACATGAATCGACCCATTCGTAGCACTTTCATCCTCGAACAGCACGCATATTCGCACCCCCAGGAGTCCCACAATGACTACACCAACGAATGAGTGTCCGGGGTAGGAGGTAAGGCCGACCGCTGCCGGGATCAGGGGACTTGTTGTCCCTCCCGCCCGTGGAAACGACCTGCCTACCCCGGTCACCTCGTCGGTAAACTCAGACTTGTAGTTAGGAGTGGCTGGACTTAGGGACAGGTTCAAGTCACCCACTAAGGGTTGGTCTCTTCACGGGGGCCAACCCTCTTTCATTTACACGGAGGTATCCTATGGATTCCAATCAATTTGCGGAGCAGATGTTCGAAACATTTACTCCTAAGCCACCCCCTACATCCGACACCTCAATCGTTGAGGACCGACACGTTACACGTGTGTGCTGGGTCAGAACGGATGCAGCAGGGGTCCCTAACTACGTCATCGAGCTCCCCGACGTAGTCGTACAACTGGTACAATATGGGCTGGACAGAGGGGGAAAGACCATCAATGGTCTGACGTGGTTCCAGAAGATGCAGGAGATTCATCCTGACTGGGGACCGGACACACTTATGCCTTTGTTCTCTTGCGGACGACACGGCACCAGCATCATCCACACCGACAGAGCAGTGCAACCCAAAGACCAGTTCATCATCGAATTTGCAGTCGAAAACCCCAACAACGACGACACCGAATTTCTCACCTTCTCTGAAAAGTATATTCTCAACGCTATCAAGGGCTTTGTACTTCTCGAGAAGGGAGCGTCATGATCTCATTGATTGTCTTTATGCCCTTCATCCTCATTATTGGGGGTGGATGGCTATACATGAAAGGTATTGAAGATGGAAACAACCGAAGGAGTTGAGCGCGTTCTCATGGCCAGGTGGGGTAGGAAGGTTAGTTACAACGACCTCCTCAAGCTACCCAAGCCAGAGCAACGAGGCTCCAGACACAATCCGATGCCGTTCTATCAGCACGTGCATCAGGTCGGAGAGGCAGCAAAGGGCAAGGACTTCGAAGTCAAGGACGTTTGCTACTACCTCAACCAGAAGGACACCCGGATGATCATGACCCTCACGTTGGATCATCCCAACCTTGCACCCAAGAAGCATGGTGATTACATCACTGCTCTGCTCAAGACGAGTGTTGACTCTTCATGGGCTACGGAGATGCTCGGTGGTTTCGGTACTAAGTTCTGTACCAATGGGCTCATCAACAACGACCACAAGTTCGTTCGTAAGAACACCATCAAGTCAATGGACTCCATTCGTTTGGCAACCATGGACCTGATCGGTAAGCTCCCCACTATTGTCCAGGACTTCGACGAACGTTGGGAACACTACGACAACTACGACCTCTCCAGCCGAGCACAGCAGAACGATCTGCTTGTCATGGCTGCAGATGAGGAGGTCATCACGTACCGTGACATCCCCCACGTGCGTGAGCACTGGATGAACCCGGAACACGACGAGTTCAAGGGTCGCAATCTCGGTAACATGGTCCAGGCATTCACCTCACATCAGAGGACCAAGAGCCCCTTTGACCTTGCCGATTTCTCTGGTCGACTGACAACGTTTGTCGACAAGTACAGCAACAGAATCAAGGTGGAGAACACAGCAAATGAAACATCTAATCAAGGTCACCTCGCCCAAGCCTGATGCGACCCAGATGACGGTCCAAGGGCTAAGAGAAAATTGGTTGCTACTCACCGAAGAGATGATTGACTTCGTTATCAAAGCAGAACTGAAGGGAATAGAGTGTATCCCTGTCGAATGCAACACCGAAGCCTATGAACTGCTCAAAGTTGATCACGACAAAGATCTGTACAGAGGGCTTTCGTACATCGACATGTCCATGAAATCACTGGAAGTACACGGTTCTCACTCTGAAATAGCAAGTCTCATACGAAAGAAGAGCCTCGACAACAAGGTCTGGTCTTACACAAAGTACCCGTTGCCTATAGTCACTGAACGCCAGACTTCTTCTTGGTTGAAAACTGTGACCGGACACCTTGGTCCTGTGCTTTATCCCAATAAATATAAGTTGGACAACTTCACGGAAGGGCTCTACACCACGGAGTACAGAGAAGATTACGGCTTCAAAAAGATAGAGTACAGCCCAACAAAAGTACGTCGACGTAAGAACCAGTTCAAGTACTACAAACGTAGTCGAATGCGTAAAGGCAACATGCCTTATCATGTACCCCATGCGCTCTACTGCAACGTAGCTCAGTGGCTTTGGTCACAAGGTTTTGGTGGCTACATTACCGGATCCGGTAGTACAGCAGGTGCCATCTCTGCTTTTGTGAAGCAGTACGATGGTCTAGACTCCCTTCACCTACTACCTGCCATTAGATCCCAACTAAAGAACTGGTACCCTGCAGTTGAAGATGCCTCCCACTACGTGGTTGGTATCAAGGAGAACATGCAGGACTCGCCTTCCCTTATATCTTTTGCCCGACACATCGAATCAGAGTGTGGTTGTCTGGGCATTGACATACCTTCTTACCCCAAAGGACAGAAACATGACAAGTGAAAACCCACTAGGTAAAGTCCTGGATCTTACGAACTCCGTTGATCTGGGCATGAACATTCGTCTCGAGGACATGGTTGCTATCGCCTCGTCCAAGCACGAGATCGAACTCAAGAAGATGGCGGCAGCTCTTTCTAAACAGCATGCAGAGATCAATACCGAAACACGAAAGGTCAACTCTCGACTTTCAGCCTTGGAGGACGCATACGCAGAGAGCCTCTTGAAGTCACCCAAGAGTGAGTTCCTAACTGCTGCAGCTAGGTTGGACTTGGACATCGATATCGAAGTCAAGAACACTAGCATAGACATCAAGGAACAAATCGAAGAGGGCTCGGGTAACCGCTACCTCTTCAAGTATGCCATCAGGTTCACCGGAAGACATGCTCCTCCTTCTAGTTGGAGAGATGACTCCCCCGGCTCCAAGTTCGAACGTGACATCACCACATGCACGAGCGGCACCGGATTCCAGATGATGGAACTCTGTAAGGAATCGGACTCACTCAGAGATCGAGCAATCGAAGTGCAGAACAAGCTGTCGTCTGTACGCAAGGCACTCAGAGAGGTTGACTCTCTTGAACGCCAGGCTCGGGCACAACTTGCAGAGGCTACCCTTGAATCAGCAGGTGATGTCGGCAAGGAAATCCTTGACCGTCTCAAGGGCATGGATACGTCACATCTTCTGGAAGGTTCCGACTAAGGTCAGATGCCTTTCCCTTCTCTCCCAACGGCGGTCTTTACGGGCCGCCGTTGGTTTTCTTTCGATAAGGAAACTTCTTATTCAGAGCTTCCTTTCTCTTCTTACATTTTCCACAAGGCTTGATCTTACCGAGAGATGCCTTGTCAATAAACTTGGCGACCGTATCGCCCAGTCCTATTGACTTCATGCTCTCTTGCAATTCAATTTCGCGGGCAAGTTCTGCGGGATCCTTGCTTGGATTATTGGTATCATTCATTTGGAGGCGACCTAAGTGAGCAATATTATGGACGGTGTTGAAGCAGATCTCTCCGGAATCAGAAACTCAGACATCATCTGTTGGGAGTATTCAGAACCCTCACCCGATCTAGCTCGAGATGATGGTTGGGAACCAGCCGGAGATAACAGCGGGATGCTCATGAGAATGAATCCTAAGACCTCTGGAATTATTGTAGCCTCGTCCGAGATTCATCTCTCCCATATATCCCCCACTAATCTTCTTGAATGGATCTATCGTCTTGATTCGTTCTTCGATGCCGGCAACTCCTACCTGTCTACCTGGACAGCAGAGGGAGAGGTCCCTATCCGCATCAACCTGCATGACCTGAAGGATCACGTCGGACTGAAGACCAGCGCAAAGACATGGCCGAAGACTAGGTTCGATAGCAGAGTACGTGAACTCCGCATCGTCAAACACCTGGACTCCCTTCACGACGACCCCAACTCATAAACCTAATAGCAAGGAGGCTGCTATGGATAAAGAACTATTACCTGTTCTTCTACCTAGCAAACCAGAGTGCACTTCGTGTGAACTACACGAGCAGGCACAGTCTGTCTGCATACCTACTGTCTTCCATTCCTCGTCTGTTCCCGGTTATACAGCTACGGACAACCTAATCTTCTTTGTTGGACAGAACCCCGGCTACCACGAGGACCTAAACAACAGGCCCTTCGTAGGTAAATCGGGTGACATGGTCAAAGAAGTCTACATCAAAGGGTGTGATCTACAGAGACGTGCGTCCATATACCTGGGCAATGCTGTCAGATGTCACACCATTGAGAACGCTCCACCTAAACAATCCCACGTAAGAGAATGCTCAACCCACATGATGAACGAGCTCCAACTCATGCGTAGTTGGGAGCCAAAGAAGTGGATCGTTGTAACTCTAGGTGCAATAGCAACTACCGCATTCTACAAGCACCATGCGATGGAACTAATCCCACGAGGCAAGAAGACAGTGGGCCTCAACGAAGCATTCAATCTCAATGGTGGATACCACGAAGGATGGGGCTTCCATCTCTTCTCCACCTACCACCCAGCAGCCGTGCTTCGCAACAACAACCACATCAACGCAGTCGAAGCACACATGCAGCTCGTCTCAGATTGTCTGGACGATGTACTCGCCCAACCCTCAGACCCAACCATAGTAACAACACGTTCACCAAGGAGGTAACTTATGTGTATTGAAGAGTTTACAGACGCAGCACAAAACCACTACCAGGAAAGCGATGGCTATTCTGACCTCGAAGCTGCGGCAGAAGAAGCAAATAAGAACATCGATGACGCATGGGAGTCAGTCAAAGACACAGTAGCAGACAATATCTATTCCGACATTGACCCCTTGGTACATGGCTGGATCCAGAGACATGGATGCCAGATCACCGAAGCAATCAAGGAAGCTCTTGATAAGCAGGATCCAGGAGACGATGACGATGAAGATGATTATGATGAAGACGAGGAGGATATGGATGAC